TTGTAGATCCAATCGTGCTACTTATAGTGGCAGTAGTATATAATGATTGAGGTGTTTTACCTATAAACACATCACCGCTAGCAGATGCTTGTAGCACTGGAAGTCCCGATACATCATTAGCTGAAAATAGTGTTCCGGATAGATCATTATCAACAGAAAATAAGGTGCCTGCACTTCCTTGTACTTCCAATACAGTACCACTACCTGTTACTATTAATGATCCATTTATTTGGGTATTGCTAGCTGTCAATTCAGTTATTACCCTGAGAGAGCCGCCTACCTGGACTGCATTACCGTTACTATTTTTTCCTACGGTAAGCAGATCACTATCATTATATCCTAATGCTACATACCCAATAGTTGCAGATTGGCGTTCGCCTCGAATATACGGAACATCATCATTTGGAGCAAATGTTCCATTATTAAAATACAGTGATGCACCGCTTGAATCTGATGAAAATGGTAATTCTAAAAACTTTGCTGAGACTTCACCACTTGCGCTAACATTACTTGATGCTGTTACGTCACCTTTTAAGGTGATAGGATTAGTTGACTTTCCTAGTTGGATAGGATAGGTGTTATCAAATCCAAATGTCATTGCACCAGATTGATCGTTTACTGCTATTCTTTGATTAACTCTAAAGACATTACCAGCTACATCTCCTGCTACTTTTACGTTGCCAGATGCTGTTATATCAGTCGATACGTCTAGATTATTTAAGGTAGCGTTACTACCAGATATGATAACTTTTTTCCAATTTGGCATATTATATTTCCTTCATGTTGTTGGTTAGTTACATACACTTATGCCGTGCGTGTGCCTACTTCCTTTCGGCCGAACAACTATTAATTTAATATAAATATGTTATGATTTAGTTTTACGGGTTGATTTCTTTGCAGGTTGAGCTTTTTCGATTTCTTTGATACCTAGAGATTTTTTTTCTTCTTCATGCTTTAATATTTGTTGTGCTGAACTTATTTCATTATCAAGTTTATTTTGAAGTGTAGAAATAAATTGAGCTGATGACCCTTTTATATCAATTACATTTAATGATTGTCGCATTGCTGCAATTTCTTCTATAGACAAATTTTCAATCGAGAATAATATCATAACTATTTATTTTTTAATATTTACATATTGTTGTTGTAATTTTAATACGAGATTATACAGTGATTCGATATCTTCTCCACTAAACGTTGATCGCTTTACCAAAGAAAGCAACGTCACAATTTCTGTTTCATTTAAATTAATATCAGTGTGGGATTTTGCGTTAGTTTCTTTTTTGATAATTGTATTAGATGCTTTAAACCCCATAATATATTTACTTGTAACTTTTTTTATAATATATAAAATATTATGCATATATCCAAATGCTAGAATCCCCAGATGATACATATATATTACCTGATTTATTATATCTAGCTGCTGGTCCTGATGTGTTTGGATTAGTACTTGATAGAGTTGTTACTGCCGACATAAATGCGTCTGGTGTATATGCTGCACTATCTGCTGCGAAGCTACTTGTTACTCCCCAACGTAATGCACCAGAGTCATATCCAAATAACTCACCAACGTTTTGCGTTGCTTGTTGCACAACAATACCACCATCACCTGTTCCGCCCGATCCAGAAGCAAACAATACAAATCTATCTTTTACTTGTAAATTAGTAGTATTTTGAAATGATGCAGTTCCATTAACTAGTAAATCTCCTGATATATTAACATTGTTTGAGAATGTTCTATTACCAGTAATCGTATCAGCGAGACCTATAGTATAAGAAGGAGCTCCTCCTAATGCTTGTGCTGCGGTACCTGTAATATCAATTTCACCAGACGTTTGAGTTAGTGTGATAGTTGTGTTACCTTGTACTGCATCCCCTGCACTTGAACCGTAATCAACAGATAATGCTGATCCGCCGCCTCCGGAAAGACCAGTTCCTGCTACTGCAGATGCTAATGCATCGGCATCAATTCCTCCGTCTTTAACACTAATTGTTCTTGCACCGGCGCCATCAAATGTAGTTCCGGTATTTAATTGTATGGTAGCATTATCTACTGTCAATGCATTTGGCACTTTAAGAACAGATAATGTGTTACTTGATACTTCAATTGTAGATGTATCGGCAGTATTAGTATTTAACATACTACCTTCTACGGCAGTTGCTTGGATGGTTGAAACACCATTGGTGTCAACGTTTACATCTCCAGCAATCGTATCTATTATAGATCCTGAAATTGCGGATATTAATGTAGTGGTATTAACTGCAACGTCATTAGTGTTAACTGTGATGTGAGTACCTGCTCCAACTGCGGCTGTTCGGGCTGTTCCTCCGTTGTATGCCGAAGATGCTGCTAAACCAGCTCCTATAGTAAGATCATCTAGATCGGTTCCCAAAGCTTTTCCACTAATTGTGCTGTTTGATAAAGCTGAGTTAGCTACATTTGCTAATGTACCGCCTAATGTTATAGTACCAGTTGTTGTAATAGCTCCGCCGGTTAAAGTTAAACCATTTACACTTCCTGCTGTTGCTACATTAGTTACAGTTCCGCCTCCCGCAGTTGATGTAATAGTAATAGATCCAGCTCCGTTCGTAACATTAATACCTGATCCTGCTGTGATTGTTGCTATAGCAGGATCTCCAGTACCGTCTCCAATTAATAGTTGACCATTTGTTAATACTGAAGTTGCTGTTACAGCACCAGTTCCGCTACCTAATAATATTCCACCATCTGTTAAAGATGTTGCACCAGTACCACCTGATCCAACCGGTAAAGCTGTGCCTAATGATAATGATGCTAAATCAGCAGCTGAGCCTGAGACTATAACCTTTTTCCAATTTGCCATTCGTATTTCCTATTTCTTTTATATAAATATATGTGTACTTAAATTAATCTAGTCCTACAAATAAACTAGATGATGTAAAATATATTGCACCATGTGGTGCTGTTGTTGTTAGTTCTTGTGATTGAGTTGCAAATATAACTACACCACTTTCTGATACTGCTAATATGGGAGCAAATGATGTATCTCTGATTAAAAACATTGTTGGTGCATCATTAGTAATTGTAACAGCTCCGGATTCTTTAACTGTTAATACTTCGACGCTGGATGATTTAATAAGAAATATATCTCCACTTGTTCCATTAATATCTAAAGATCCAGTTATTTTAGCATCTCCAATAAACGGAAACGGTGATGTTGAATTTAATGCATGGGAGGCAGTTACTGCAAATGATGAGGATATATTATATAAAGACCCCGTTTGTATTTGTCCCGGTCGAATCTGTCTAGCCATTATTGCCATCTCCCATTAATAATAATTGCATCGGTATCTATAATATCATAACCCAATACATTAGTATCAAATACTATTGTTTGAATTGTAGCATCATTTGGCGTCCAGGTGTATCCACTACTATCAATATATTGTCCATTAACATATATGTCAAACTCATTTACATTTGCAAATTGTAGATTGGTTGGATTAATTCCTGGTTTTGCGTTTACTGTTACCGTAGTAGCAGATACATATGTTGCAGTTTTATCTGTTAATGTAGTTAAATATGTTAATACATTACCATCTATTGTCGTACGACTACCGCCGGCGCCGTTAACAATTACAGTGCCGCCACCTACAATAGTTTGTGATGAATTTAATAATTGAGTAGGAATTTTTGTTGTTTCAAATATATTACTATCAATATCAACAACTGTTTGAAATACTAATTTTTTTACTGAATACATTTTTTTCAGCGTAGATATTTTAGTTTCGTGTTCTGATAACAATGTTCCATGTACTGTTAATGGTATTGTGGCTCTAACTAATCGATCTTCTCCTACCGTATTAACCGTTTCGAAACTTACATTTCCAATTATAGTTTCATACCGATTTTGTTCATTTCCCCAAGCAAATCTACCATATGGTAATATTTGATCTACCAATTCATTCATTTGTGTAGTAAAATCACACCAGAGCATCAAGTCATATTCAATAGTAACATATTTGGGAACGTCTACTACATATACTTTTTGTGATTTCTGTTTAGGATTTGTTGGTATAGGAAATAGTTCATCTTCATATCTATTTCTACTATTATATTTAGATCGATAAATTAAACGATTATCAGTTAACTTTCTATTAACATCTAAACCTTTTCTGTTGTCACGTTCTGACATTGAATTTCGTTTAAGCATTAATAAAGGAGATTGTAACATTCCTTTTTCGTCTCGTATATATCCTAGTCTACGAACATTATCCCACTTTTCACCATTAGCAAAAATAGTAGGAACTGATATTAAATTTTTATTTGCTGTAATTTGAGGTTCAATTTCATTTTCAATATACCATTTTACAGCATAATCAATATCATATATAGTACGAGAAGCACTTCGAATTACATCATCATCACGACGTGTCTGTTCCGATCTATTTAAGATTGGATCAGCTCCTAATCCATCTGTTCTATCTGGATTTGGTTTATTTGTTTTTCGATCGATATTTTTTCTATTATACTTTGGCATTAATCTCCTTTATATGCAGGTGAATTATTATTACCACCAAAACGCATATCTAAAATACCTTGCGGCGTTTGTCTAGTTGCATGTGCATCAACAACTACTGACACACTATATCCATGATCTGTTCCATTAGGCCATGTTTCAGGATTTTTACCTACAAAATATTGATTAGAATCTACGTTGTCTAATTCAAAATATTCATTATCCCAAAAAACAATATCACCCACTTCTGGATAAAAGTCTGCTTTTACTAGAATGTCTCGAGCGATAGCAAATTTAGAAGTACGAGTATATGTATGTCCATAATCATCCATACTAGAATTTTTATCGTCTTTAGTAATTAGACATGGAATCAATATAGAGTCATAATATGATTTAGATTCAGACTCACCGTATAAATTCGAATTCGATGACTCAACAACAAGTTTATAAAATTCAATTTCTGTATCAATGACAGCGTTTATTAGTTCTGAATTAATTGAAGCTAAAAATTTAGCATCCCTCTGACCTCCAAACAATGCCATAATCTACCTCCTATCCTACATATATTTTTAATGGAACTTTTCCTAATATTTCCATTTGTTGTGTTGCTTCTGTGTTTTGCCTTGTTAACATCTGTTCTTTAGTTAACTTGTCTAAAAATTCTCTAAGTTGTGTTATCAATGCTTCTTTTTCAGACTGTCCTTGTGTCACTAAATCACTACCATTTAAGGTTACTTCTCCATTTGGTATTGGAACTGACGAATATTTATTACGTACATATCCCAATGTCTCTTTCACAATGGCAGATGCATATCTATATATCCAACTACGGCCCATATCATTAATGTTAGCGTATTTTTGATATGAATATGGTATATTAGATGCGTCTGACACTACCCCGTTTAGAAGTGCGCTATTCCCAAATAACACACCGCTGTTAGTTTTATCTTTTTCATATATAAATTCAAACCAAACCTTATCATAAAATGGAGTAGATATTGTTCCCTGAGTACCAGGTACTGGATATAATTTAATGTCATCTCCATGAATCTCAAAAGAAAATGCTGATTTACGTATACGATCATTAAACTCAATACCCTGTATACGGAACAAATCCATATGTAATGGCATCATCATAAAGTTTACACTAGGAGAAAATCCACCAAAGTCAAATGCATCCATCATGTTTTGTGAACCCATACCTGTTCCTACAAATGGATCAAAGTATCTAACAATTGCGGGAGGTGGCGCATGAAGTACTCTACGTATCTCAACGCCGTTATTATCTGTTATATCTACTCCTAATGACGCAGATACAGCATCTCTAATACTATATGTTTGTTTGCCGTCTACAACATCAATTGATGCACTATACCAACGCAGATCACCACCTGAATCTGCTTCTGTACCATATGCTTTTGATAGTCTGGTTATGTAGCTTAAATTGCCCCCTACTAATGCTCCGGTAAATCCGTCATTAGTTAAAAAATCAGATCCGGTTTCAACACCTAATGTATTTATTAAATTATTAACAATATTAATTTGATTTACTTGATTAGAATATTCAATAACAGCAGATTCAAAAGCTGTATAAAAATTTATATCTATTAATTCAACATCCATAATTGGATACCCAACGTTATTTGCAGCAAATTGTGCAAAACTGTCAGCTTCTGATTGGAATGATGTATCAGTATCAAAGAAACCAAATGGAGTTTTTCCGGGGCTAAATGAAGAGCTTCCGGGCCATATTGGTTTATTTTCTGAGTAGTCCATTAATATCCTTTATAATAAATATCAATACTTTTCATTTAGAAGGTTCAAAATCTCTTCTAAAGATTCATGTCGATGATTATCTGTTAAAATAGTTTCATTTACGTAGCGTGATTCTTTGATTTTTGGAACATCATGGATTGCCGAATCATTTTTAAATTTTAAATCAATTTGATACCGATCTCCACATAATATCATAGTAGACCCCTTCCCTAATCTACTCAATACCATTTGTAATTGTTGTTTAGTTAAGTTCTGAAACTCATCTACAATACATATGGAATTATCAAAAGTACGTCCTCTAAAGTGTGCTAGAGAAACCAATTCGATATTTTCTTCTTTTTCCATTTTTTCTAATAGATCTGGTTTATTATATACCTTTCGCATATTACTTCTGATTGGAACTAACCATTCGCTCATTTTTTCTTCTAATGAACCTGGTAAAAATCCATTATCTTCTGTTGATACTGTTGGTCGAGTAATTATAATCTTATCTATTTCACGTTTAAAATATTTGTCTAACGCTACTTGTACTGCTAATAATGTTTTACCACTACCAGCTTTACCTAATATAAAATTAAAAGGCGTTGCTAATATTTCAGCTTTTGCTTGTTTTTGTTCTGCTGATAATGATATAGAAAATTTAATACTATTTTTTGGAGGGGTTTTGACCCGATTTGGTGTTGGCATTTTTATAACCTTTATTAACTTAATTTTGTGAGTGTTGATTGTCTGTAAGATAGATCTGTTAATGTTTCTATCTTGCCTAAACAAATTTGTCGAATTGCGTCAAATGTTTGTTTTGGTGGATACGGACTTAGAATTTTAATTTTAATTAATTCTTTTTTTGGCCCTAAGTCTTTTTCTATATGTACCATTAAAACTAAACGTATAGCTCGTATACGGTCTAATACATCTACTAGCCTACCTTCATATCGAATATCGGCAAACATTTCGTATTTTATTCTTGGAACTGCCATATTATTTCTTTTTTATATAAATATCAAAAACAGTAAAAAAGGGGATGACCGAAGCCACCCCCTTTAAACTCAATTATTAATTCTTTAAATCAAAAAGTGTTTAACTATTTAAATACTAAAGAGTCTCTAATCCTTTGACATATACTTTTCCGTAGAATTCTGGACGAACTACTTTCTTCGCGTAACGTGTCATAACACCTTTACGTGGAGTGAAGTTTACCGGATCGTATACCAATGGAGTCATGATAAGAGGTACATATGGAGAGAAAACTGCTCCAGTCTCAAGGAATTGTGCTCCTCTGAATCCCATTAGGATTACATTCTCTTTCATGTATGGGTTTTTGTAAACTGTGTAACGATTATTGATTGCACCAATCTTTTGTACACCAGCTGCAAATTCCATTTTATTTCCATCTGTGTCTGCAGCAAATCCAGGAATAGATTCTAGGATAGTTGCCACTGCTGGAGATGTTACTAAGAAGTTAGCACCACCACGCAATGTTTTTTGATGAATTTTATTTGAAACTTTTTGCAGTTTAGTACCAAGAGTTTGGAACCATCCGCCTT